TGCTAATGGCATTTTAAGCTCCGATTAATGCTTGACTGTAACCACCGCCTCTTTGTCGTGCATCAGCTACAGCACCTTTCGCGGCACTTGCTATTTGAGGCATTAGGTTTGCTACCTCTGCGCGTACAGTTTGGGCTACGCCAGTGGATATATTGATTGTTTGGTTTATTGTAACACCGCTGCCGCCCATCTTGTTGTTCGGTATGATTGCGCCTGATTGGTTAGGTACAAACATCTCTTGTCCACGTTCACCAACCATGTAAGGTTGACCAGCCTGAACAGAACCACCGATAGCCTTACCGCTAAACATTCCAGATGAACCGTTGCCAAAACCGCCAGCGGTTACAGATTGATTGTTCATTGTACTCATTGAGCCAGTAACAGGAGTAGTTCCAGTCCCACCCGCAAAATAACCAGTGATAGCTCCAAAAGCCGCATCAACAATATACTTTTGAATCAGCATTTTAATCAGGCTGTCTACAACGCTTTTAGCCATAGACTTCATAGCGTCTTTAAAGTTAGCCGCACCAGTAACAGCAGCAGTAAGGGAATCAGTCAAACCGTCTAAGCCTTGGTTTGTCAGGCTTTTAATGTTTTCTTCCATAGATGGTAATGCGTCACTCCAAGACTGATAGCCATTTTTTGCAAAACCCATAGCTTCAGTGAACGCGTTAGTGCTTTCTATTAAAGGTGTAAATGCGGCTGGTGTAGCCTCAGTTATTTCCCCAATTCCTGCAACTAAGTCATCAAAAAATCCATTTATTTTTTCGTTATCAAACATATCGCCAAGGCTAGTTCCGCTGGCATTTGCCTCTGCAACAAGTTCCTGCAAAACTGTTTTCCGGTCTTCTAAGGTTCTAAAAGCCGCACCCCATGCTTCTTCAAGGTCTTCGATGTTTCTGAACTTCAACTGGTCAAGAGTGCCCAGCTTGTCCAAGCCTTGAGTCATAGCAACGCCTAGGCTTTTGCCCAGCTTTTCATATTTGCCGCGCAAATAATCAACTTCGTTTGCTGTTGCTTTAATTTCCATTTCTTGAAAAAATGTTACTGCTTTTTGGCTTATCTCATCTATCTTAGTCGCAAAGCTAGACAAGCCTAAAACCGCGCTTCTAATTCCCTCTAAAAAATCAGATGCCAAAGTCCTAGCAAACTTAGCAATACCGCCTTCCGCTTTGCTAGTCTTCAAGAAAAAGTCAGTGAGCATTGTAGCAACGCGCTCAATAGCTGGCGCAAGAGCTGCACTAAATTGGTCTTTCAGCCCCTTAGCTATAGCGAATAGGTCTGAGAGCGCGTCATTTGCTTTCTCTGCCCCTGCCGCTGCTTCGCCAGACATTACGATGCCTAAAGCCTTAGCCCTGCCAAACAGCTTCTCCAAGCCTTCCTCGCCAAGTGCCAACGTATTAACAAGAGCGGCACCTTCACTGTCAAACAGCTTAAATGCTATTCTTAGTTTATCAGCATCACTTTGAACATTACCAAAAGCCCCAGCCAGCTTCATCATCTGCTGGTCAAGCGGTAGCTGCTGTAGTTTTCTAGCGTCTAAGCCAAGTTCTTTAATTGCTCCCTTAGCTTCACCAGTTCCTTGCGCTGCTTCAGCAGTTCTTCGTGTGAATCTCTGCATAGCCATGTTAAGGGTATTGGTTTCAACGCCTGTGATACCTGCAGCATATTGAAGTTTAGAAAGTGCTTCAGTAGTTGTGCCAATTTTAGAGGCAGTCTTTGCTAGTGCGTCAGCAGAATTAAGAGAGCTTTTAACAAGGTAGCCAAAGCCAGCAACGCCAGCCACACCAATCAGAGCAGTTTTCATGCTAAAGATAGACTTTGTTATACGCCCTAAACCTGCACCAACAGACTTAAAGCCCTTGCTGGTTCTGTCTATTGCGGATATTACAATGCGGGTATCTTCAGCCATCTTTCTTCTCGCTCAGTAGGTGAAAGTAAGCAAGCCATTCATTAAGTTCTGAAAGGCTCATTTGCTCTGCTTCTGCTATAGGTATGTGGAGCCTCTCAGCCAAGGCAATAACATTCATCCTTAACTGAGAGGTTTCTAGTTTTTTATTGCTGTTTCAACCGACTCAATAGTGCTAAACATCTGGTCAGCAATTGTACTAATGACAGAGGTTTCTTCGCCCATTAGGTCGATTCTGTCTTCAGCACTTGTGAACAATTTACTCCCGCCTTCGTCCTCAGCTTTCAAAACAATCAAATCAACCATTGCACCGATAGTTGGGGCTTCCATAATCTGCGGGTGTTTCTTCTGTAGCTCGTTAATATCGTAACAAGTAATGGGGCGGCAAAACATTGTAAACGCTTTGCCAGCCTCATCAGCCCATGCTTCAACACTAACTTCACGCGCCTTAATGACGCGCCTGTTTCTTAGTTCTTTTGCTAATCCCATTTGCAATTTCTCCTATTGTAGTGGGGTTATGCTGTTGCTTCTGTTACTGCTCCGCTAACCTGAATAGCGAAACTAGCTTCTACCATACCATCAAAAGCGGCAGTGATTGACTTAGACGTAACAGTGCCTGTGCCTGTGTAGTATTTCTCGCCATTTCCAGTGCCAGTAGGATAGATTTCAAAGTCGATGGCAGCGCGGGCATCGAGTACCAGCTGCTGCGCGTCTGCGTCATCCCAGTAGCATTCCAGAGAAAGCGTACTAGCTTCTAAGCCAGCTTTGTAAGTGCGGGCAGTATCACCCATGATGCTATCTTCGATAGTGTCAGCACTGGTTTCAATAGTGTAAGAGCGCACTTCACCAACAACAGCTTCAGCACCGCCCGCCGCTGCTAATTTCACTACGCCTGTTGAGCCTGTATGTGTAGCCATTTAAATCACCTTTCTAGTTAAGTTGTGCCGCGAGTGTATTCGTATACAACGCGAACGGTTAAAATCACACCGCCAACAGGGTCAATAGAACCCTCATCGACTTGGATGTTAGTTAGCTGGGTGTCCAGCGCGTAACCGCCTCTAGTGCGGTCAAGTTCTAAGCCTTCTTCAATGGCCTCGATTATGTTGTTTCTTGCTTGGTCAATAATGCCCGACTTCACAAAGCAGACTAACTCATAGTTAATGGAAGCCATTCGCTTACCAATAGAACCGCCAATAGAACTATCTTCTCTGTCCTCACCTGCCGTCCTAACTAGAACCGCTGGGAACTGAGCGTTTGATAGCTTGGTAAAATCAAACGGCTCGCGAGTTGTCATCTTGATTGTGATTGGCTGGATAACGCTATCTCTTAGCGTGTCAACTATATTGTCTGCAATGCTTTCTCTAATGCTCATTTAATAAACCTTTCAAATGCCTTGCCAAGTCTCTTTTGCTCTTTCCTATCAAAACCGAAAAAAGGTCTAATTACATTATTGCCTGACGCTTTTCCTGATTCTTCTTTTCCGCGAAAGAATATCTCAGCCTGCTTATGATTAGCCTTGCTGGTCATAGCGCCTAGCATATTGCCGCTCATGGTAAGGTTAGGTTGCAGTGTTCTATTCTTTTCAGCTCTAAAGGCAGCATACTTCTCTGAGTAAGGTTTGAACGCGCCATCCTTATAGCCTTTTCCAGACTTTGTTCTGTCTTGGATAATGTTAATGCCGATCTGAGCAACACGGAACAGCGCAGCTTTATACTTTGCCTGTAGCTGTTTACGCATTGCTTTCGGTATTCTCGAAAGGTCGCGTGGCCTCGTGCTTACTTGGACATCCATTAGCGAACTAACCTGCCTGAGTTAATAGATTCCTTCTCTTTATCTGTAACAGTGTCATCACCGTCAGCATCGTATTCAACGCCATCGCGGAACACTGCTTCTATCTCCTCGCCGTAGCGAGACTTGTAGAAATCAATCATGCCAAGAAAGCGGTCATTGTCTACCCAGTTGGTTAGCTGCGGAAGGGCGTACTTCCATAGAACAAGGTAAACACTGCATCGCGTCCACTGACTGTCTGTCAGCTTGCTGGGTATCAGCTCACCGCTATAGCCACGCTTTTCCCACCAGTCAGCGCGTATCTTGCGCTCAATGTCTGCTTGCGCTCTGGCATGTTGACCGGCGAATGATGTTATGCCAAAACCCAAAATATCTGGAACTATAGCTACCAAATCAGTATCGTTCGAAAATGCCATCACAACTCCTAAATAAAACCCCACCCCCAGTGAAGGGGGCAGGGAATCAGCACTAATTATAGTACAGCGTCACCAATCAACTTAACGCCAAAGCTATCATCAAGCTCTGCTACACCATAAGCGGCAGTAGCATTCAGCTCGAAGGCTCGGAGAGAAGCGTCACGCTCTGACTCGATACCGAAGTCGCGCTTAACAGCGATAGCGAGAGCTTCAGGAGCGAAGACAGCAGCAACAGCGTCACCAGAACCATCAATAGTCAGGTTAGCTGACTCATAAACGTCGATGCCAGCAACAGTACCAACGTAACCAGTTCTCATGGCTTCGTTCTGAACATCACCGCTATTGGGGTCAGCAAAGGTGCTAGTCAAGCTAGATTTGATTGAGTAAGCCTGAAACGGGTGGATAACTGCAACAATGTTGCCAGTTACTTTAGCCGCTCGCAAAGTAGCCGCTGCCTTAAACAAATCAACAGCAGTCAATTCTTGACCAGCTGCGCCAACAGACGCGGTGAAACCAGTGAACAGACCGATAAGGTCAGTGTCCATCTTAGTAGCGATAGCGTTACCAAGAACAGTGCCAAGCTCAACAGCAGGGTTGCCCGCGCCGAAAGCAGCCATATCAGTAAGAACAACCTGTGCGCCAACTTCGCCAACAGTAACAGTTACTGAGCTAGTAGATACTTGGGTTGAACTCATGTCTGTGCCTTCAGTTAAGGCGGCAGCAGTAATTGCA